CAGGGGAGCAAAGCCGCCGCAGTGTGGGGGCAAGCAGAAGCAATTCTACAGACAGAACTGGATCAACTTGAGCGCCTCCAGCGCCAAACCGCTCCACTACTTATCAACACCTACGGCACAACAGCCGCACAACCATAATTATCATGGCAGGAAGCGTATCAGAATATAGAGGGTTAGGACTTAACGGGGGTCAATATATCAACGGGACTGGAGCAATCACCGGCAACTTTTTCGCCATCCAAGCTACGGAAGACACGGTGCTCGCCGCCCAATCTAGTAATATTACCAACTTGGACAACATCTGCACGGGAACGGACGGAACTACTTTATCCGCCAACACGGTGCTCTACGGTAACTTTACGAGCGTCACCCTGACGAGCGGCGCGGTAATAGCCTACAACATCTAATCCGATGCCTATCGGTTTAGGAGCAGGGTTAGGACTCGGTGGCGGAAGATCCGCGACCAGTAGCGGCGCGCCTACAGGTGGCGACAATCTCATCCCCGGTGAGCAAGCGGTTATTGACCTCGGCCCAAGTTTTTGGGTGGACGCTTCATACGCTGATGCCGTGAAAAGTGAAGATAGCGGCTCTGAAGCTAACGCCACAAACGGGCAAGACGTAACCAAATGGATCAGTAGAGCGGGAACAGGGATTGAGTTGGTACAAGCTACCGCTAGTAAACAACCCGTTTTTAATTCCTCAGAGTCGGACTTCGGAAATTACTCCACCATCACTTTTAACGCAACTGCCGATACGCTTTTGTGGAAGGACGCTCGCTACGTGGACACTGTGGGCAACGTCGGCACTATATTCTACGTCGGAAAGGAATTGAACGGAGATACGAACACACGAATCATCAACTGGTCTACGAATTCCACCTCTAACCTAGGGACGAATTATGGTGCTTATGCCTTCTATGTATATACTCCACTAACAACTTACGGTAGCGCGGGAACAGAGACCAGCGCGTATATGGCATCCATTTCGCTAAACGGGGCATCTTCTTATTTTTCAATAAATGAAGACACGAACGTTACGTTCACCGCGAGTAGCGCCAGTACGGCAGATACTGGATACACGTCAGTCGGTGGTTATGGAGGTGCAGGTGAAAACGCATCCACGCAAGCCGCTGAATTTATTATTTTTAATACTGCGTTAAGCCCCACCAACGTCGCAGCCGTGGAGACTTATTTGAAAAACAAATACAAGGGTGGAGGGAGTTTCGGATGAAGTTCAAGCTGTATTCTTCTACGAGCGGGTGGAACTCTCGCCATACGTCAATCAAGGAGTATCTTGGCATTCCGGTGGGAACGACCACGGAGTACGCTGACCGCAACCAAATCAACAACACCGAAAACGCGGATTACGGCAAGTATCCCTTTCCGGTTAAAACTACCGGACGATGGAAATGCGATGATCAGTTCAACGCATCCGATCTAGTGGATTACGATCCCACTTGGTATGTCTCAAATCCTTTAGATGAGGATTAGTCTCATAGTCATGCTCGCAATGCTCACCGGATGTTCCATGAAATCGCTCATCACGCCAGCGGCAACGGTCACAGGAGCGGCGGTAGGGAGCATAGGTGGGCCAGTGGGAGCCGGATTAGGTGCTGGAGCGGCTTATGCCGGTGCGGAAATCTGGACGCTTGATGACGAGAACAAGAAGCTCGTAACCGCCATTACTACGGGTGACGTCAAAGGCATCGTAGCCGCCCAAATGAAGAGTCAAGAAGGGAGGATTCACGAAGTTACCAGCGGCATTTGGACTACTCTGAAATATGCGGCGTTAGTGGTGCTCGGCATCATGTGCATTCCGCTGTTTATCACCCGATCCAACGCCAAGAAAATAAACGCTATTTGTGAGGAAACGAAAAATGGAAAAACTAATAAAGCTGTACGGAAGTCTAAGTAAGCGTGGCAAGATCGTAGCCGCTTTCGCCGCCTTCATCGTAGTCATAGCCATAGTGGAACTCTTCACGGGGTGCTCCAACATGGAGCTAGTCAAGACATGGAGCTTCTAGAGGATAAGTCCGTATGGGGAGGACTCGGAGGGTTAGCCACTGCAATGGGGCTGGCTCAATGGAGTCACTTGGCATCGCTCGTAGCGGCGTGCTGTACCATCACTTTCATGTGCATACGCATATACCAGATAACTAGGAAGTAATGCCACGCTACGAGGAATACGGCCCACTGGACACACCTGCCATTACGGAAGGTGACGTTGGGTTCGTGGGCATGAACTCGTACCTAGAACCGACTTCCTTGCAACCGGGTATGGTCGCTGATTCGCAGAACATGGTACTGGAAGGAGACACAGCTACCGTCCGCAAAGGGATAGACTTCCTTGCAGGTGGAGTGACGCTGACTTACTCCGGCACGGATATGGTATTCGCCTCAACGGTCTATTCCGATCCCGCGACAGGAAATGAATACGTGGCAGTTGCGACCAAGGAAAAAGTAATTCTGTGGAACGATGCCAACCCCGGCGGCATTGACATAGATTATGTTGGCAGCGAGGTGGTAGCTGCGGCGGATGGAGCTAACTTCGTACAAGCGCTGGAAAAGCTAATCTTGTTTCGTGGCAAGAACAAGACCCCGCTTGAGTGGGACGGAGATGTTAGTAACGAGTTTGTGGTCAAAGCAAACGCAAGTCCCGGTAGTGGCAATATTCAATGCCCGAATACGGATCACGGATTATTCTTTCGGAACAGGCTTATTATTCCGCAGCCCACAGACACCATATATACTGTACTAGCTAGTAATCTGTTAAGCACGGATGTCTTTACTGAAGCGGACGGGCAATTCAGAATCAACAAGGGTACGGCAAATGGACAGGTAATTGGATTTTCACCTTATCAAGAAGATCAGTTGATCGTGTTTACCCGCTCAAGCATCCATCTTATTAACAATATTGCCACAATAAGCGCCGCAAACGTTTACGAGATTACCCGTCAGCACGGTTGCGTAGCTAGAAAGAGCATAGCGCAGTCAGGCCCACAGACGTACTTCCTCTCAGACAACGGAGTAGTAGTCCTCTCTCCCGGCGTAGACCCCGCCAAAGGATTGGGCGTGGCAATTTCAAAAGTGCAGGGTGAGACCATTCCGCTCACTCGCCCCATCCAAGACCAGTTTGCAGACGTGAACTATGCCGCGGCAGACAAGGCGTGCGGAGTAGTTTTTGATAACAAATACTACCTTGCCTTGCCTACGGGCACTTGTTCTTCAGCTTCCAACAAAACAAAGTCCGCATGTTCAGCGGCTGGCGGAACATGGACGGGAGCTACGGTCAATAATAAGGTTTTTGTTTTTGACCTCCTGACATCCCAATGGAGTAGCGTATTTGATTACCCAGCCATGAGCGGTAGCCTAGCGTTCCACGTGGACGATTGGGTCATCTGCTCGCACGGTAGCAATCCTACTAAGCGCAGACTCTTTGCGTGTAATGACACCGGGTGGTATCTCATGGATGAAAATTCCACGGATGACAGCAACCGCAAAATCGGCAGTAGTGCGGAGTCCAACACCACCGCAATCGCCGCCAAGCTAAAGACGAGAGACTACCTTTTTGGTGAGCAGGGCATAAAGAGCTTCAAGCGCGGTCAACTCGGAGCAAGTTTCGTGGCTTCGGATGAATTCACCATAAAGCTAAACACCACCGATCCCGATTCCAGTACCACGGTACTCAGCTACACGGGCGGAAGCACGGAAGAAGCGCTACTACGCTTCAGCGGTGGCAGAAAGCGTGGCTATTCGGGAAACATTGAATTAGACGTTACGGCGGGGCGACCGTCCTTCAGGCACGTCCAAGTTGAAGCGGAAGGGCAAGGGCTTAACGCACGCAGGGAGGTGGCGTAGTGGCTATCACCGCAAGCGTTGTTCGCGGGTTTACTTTTAGCACCGGGGTGACCGTAGATGCAGCTTCGCTAAATGAGCTAGGCGAACCCGGCGTAACCGTGGCAACTCCCATCGCAGTCGGTAACGGTGGAACAAACGCAACCACCGCAAGCGCGGCTCGCACAAACTTGGGACTAGGAACAATCGCCACCCAAGCAAGCAATGCGGTAGCGCTTACGGGTGGCACAATAAGCGGTACTATAATGACTTTACCATCCTATGCCGTGAGCGGCGTGCCTTCCGCATCACCTGCGGGGCAAGTAATTTACGTGACAGACGGCAACAGCGGGGCGGCTACAATAGCTTGCTCAGACGGCAGCAACTGGAAGGTAGTAGCTTTGGGAGCTACGATCAGCACATGAAACCATTTGAAGAAGCATTGGCGTTCTACGCGAAGACGGGTGATGATCTGATGAAAGACATCGCCGCTTACTCCACGCTCGGTGGGTACGTCTTTATAACGCCTCACAGTCTTATGTTTGGCAAAGCGGTGCGAACGGACAAAGGTAACCCTGACGAGCAATGGGGAGCAGTAGCACCCGATGCCTGGTATGTCCGCTTCGCAGTAGGCAAGGATGCAGTTTCAGAGTTCATAGGGCGGATACCTTATCCGCTGCCGAAGGTGGGTTGGTC